AGAAAACACTTGACAAAAGTAAAAAAGTATGATATACTATATGCGTTAAGGAGATTTAATGAACGAAACTACTGAAAAAACAAGTCTGGCACCTATTCCTCATGGGGAAGAAAAGCGTCTAGAGGTTGCAAAGATGCTTGTTGCTGTCGGTAACATGCGAGTTGTGGCTGAAAACACTGGTATCCCCTACCGTACCATTACGACTTGGGTAAGATCCGATTGGTGGCCTCAAGTTTTAGAGCAGGCTAAACAGGAGCAACGTTCAGAGCTACAATCCCGACTAGGTAAGATTGCAAATCACGCTTTAGCAGTGGTTGAAGATCGCTTAGAGAATGGTGAGTACATCCTAAACAACAAAACTGGGGAGCTAGTTAGAAAGCCTGTTGGGCTTCGTGATGCAAATACTGCAGTCAACAACGTCCTCAACCAGTTTTTCAAGATTGAAGATATGTCTGGGAAAGATACTAAGACGGATGAGACAGTGCAGGATGTTCTAAAACAACTGGCTGGTGAATTCGCTAAGTTTAATAGAGCCCAGAAAACAAAAGACGTAGTAGACGTAAAGTTTAAGGAAGTATAATGCCTTTCATGACCAATGGTAAACGTGATTACAAGAAAGAAGTAGCTCGGTATACTTCTAAACCTGAAGTCATTAAAAAGCGTACTGAACAAAATAAAGCCCGTCGTACTATGGAAAAAGCAGGTCTAGTACACAAGGGAGATGGTAAAGATGTGGATCATAAGGTTCCTCTTTCAAAAGGTGGCACGAGTTCTCGGTCCAATCTTCGAGTTACTGATCGCACTTCTAATCGCTCTTTCTCTCGGAATTCTGATGGTTCTCTTAAGAATCAGCGCTCCAAGTCAGGAAAATAAAGATGATTGAAACCGCAATTTTTTCAGCGTTACTGCCAGCAGGTATAGACCTAGCTAAAACGCTTTTTGGCGGGATTTCACGCAAGTGGGGTGGGTTATCCGTCGATGACGAGATTAAGCTCTCTGAGGCCAATACAAACCGTTTAAAGGGCCTTGCTGAACTGGATAACCCTCATGGTACTCCAAGTCAGTGGGTTGTTGATCTAAGAGCCAGCTTCCGCTACATTGCCTGTGGGTTCTTTGTAGTGGGTGGTTTGTCTACAGTTTACTTTGCCCCGGCATTTGCCCCGCTAGGTCTTGAAGCCGCTATCAGCGCAAGCTCCTTTATTTTTGGCGAACGCATGATGCTGAGTCTGAAGAAGTAATGAACATTGGAACTAACAAGTGATATCATCGCGGGCTTCTCTGGAAGCCTTCTACAAAAAAATTATGACTCAGCCGTTGAATCCCCAGCCTGCCACATCGAGTGGTGGGATCTTTGTACTTCGGATGCTGCCAAAGTCGCAATCGCGGCCCCACGGCGACACGCAAAAAGTACCGCAGTTACTCTGGCATACGTACTGGCGTGTGTACTGTTTCGCAACAAGCGCTACGTTCTAGTAGTATCTGACACAATCACCCAAGCTACCCAGTTCCTTGGTGATATCAAAAAAGAACTGGCAGATAATGAAAAGATTACAAAGCTCTTCAAGATTAAGGGCTTTACCAAAGATACTGAAGATGATGTCATTGTTCAGTGTGACGATGGTTATGAGTTTAGATTATCAGCAAAAGGCTCTGAGCAAAAGCTACGGGGTCTGAAATGGAATAACAAACGTCCCGACTTAATCGTTGGAGACGACTTAGAGAACGACGAGATTGTTCTCAACCCGGATAGACGGAATAAGTTTAAGCGCTGGTTCTATGGTGCTTTAGTCCCTAGCTTGGCAGTTGGTGGTAAGATTAGAATTGTAGGAACCATCCTACACGAAGACTCTCTTCTTAACAACCTAATGCCTTCGGAATGGGATCGGAACACAGTAGTAGAAGAGCTTAAGGTTTGGAGTAAGCATAGTAATCCTAGCTGGAAAGCTCTAAAGTATCGGGCACACTCGGACGACTTTAAGCACATTTTGTGGCCTCAGCGATACAAGGCAGAGTGGTTTATCCAGGAAAGACAAGACTTTTTGGATCGTGGCCTACCTGATGTGTACTCCCAGGAATACTTAAACATTCCTATTGATGAGAGTGTAGCCTACTTCAAGAAGTCTGACTTTTCATCAGAGACACAAGAAGATAAGCGCTCACGACTTAACTACTATATCACTGCAGACTTGGCAATCTCTGAAAAAGAAACTGCGGACTACTCTGTGTTTATTGTGGCTGGTGTTGATGAGAACAAAATCATTCACGTTAAGAACGTTGTTCGTGAGAGATTGGACGGTAGAGAGATTGTAGACACTCTAATCAGTCTACAGAGGATCTACGAACCCGAGCTAGTAGGTATTGAAGAGATGCAGGTGTCCAAAGCCATTGGACCATTCCTTCGGGAAGAGATGATTAGAACCGGGGTGTACTTAAACCTCAATCCTATGAAGCACAATGGCAAAGACAAGATTGCACGAGCAAAGTCTATACAGGCCCGTGTAAGGGCACATGCTGTTAAGTTTGACAAAACAGCAGATTGGTATCCAGCCTTTGAAGATGAACTTACAAAGTTCCCACGTGGAACGAAAGATGACCAGGTAGATGCTTTTGCCTACTTAGGGTTGATGCTAGATTCACTAATTGAAGCCCCAACAAAGGCAGAACAAGAGGACGAAGAATACTACGATGAACTCAATCGAGCCCACCTCGGAAATGATGGTAGATCCGCAAGCACAGGCTACTGAACCTCCTAAAGAGGAATCACTGCGTGCCCTTGTAGAAAGCACCAACTTAGTTAAAAAGTTCAAGAAGGAACAACTTGATGCTCTCAGAGAACAAGTTTCCTCAGGCTTTGAGCATGATCTTAATTCTCGTCAGGCTTGGGAAACGGCTGCACAGGAATGGACAGATCTCGCTTTACAGGTCCGTGAAGAAAAGACTTACCCATGGGCAGGAGCTGCCAACGTAAAGTATCCAATGCTTTCTACTGCAGCAATGCAGTTCAATGCTCGCGCTTACCCAGCGCTGATTCCATCCAATGGGGATATCGTCAAGACTGTGGTAATTGGTTCTGACCCAACAGGTGAGAAGAAAACTCGTTCTGACCGTGTAGGTAAGTACATGTCCTACCAGATCCTGAAAGAAATGGATGGCTGGGAAGAGGACATGGACAAGCTACTAATTATGCTACCTATCGTTGGTATGGCTTTCAAGAAGACTTATTTTAACTCCATTACAAAGAAGAACGTCTCTGAGCTGATCCTACCTAAGAATTTGGTAGTGAACTACTGGACTAAGAATCTGGATGACGCGGATCGCGTATCAGAGATTATCATGATGTCCCAACGTGCTGTGAAGGCACGACAGCAAAGCGGTATCTTTGACAAGGTCGAGCTAGGTGAGCCTGTATCTGAAATCGAGGATCAAACACAGTATGCTATTCGTCAAGACGAAACACTACCTTACTACATTGTAGAGCAACATTGCTACTTTGACAAGGATAAGGATGGCTACCCAGAACCATACATCGTAACCTTTGAGCGCTACAGTAAAACTATCCTACGGGTGGTTGCACGCTTTGATGAAGAAGGAATTTTCACAGATGAAGCCGGTAAGATCCAAGAGATACAACCTATCCATTATTACACCAAATATGGCTTTATTCCTAATCCTGATGGCTCTTTCTATGACATTGGGTTTGGTGTTCTTCTAGGTCCTCTAAACGAATCTGTTAATACACTAATCAACCAGCTTCTAGACTCTGGTCACCTATACAACCTCCAAGCAGGTTTCCTAGGTAAGGGTCTTAAAATGAAGATGGGTGAATCGCAGTTTAAGCCCGGTGAGTGGAAGACACTTAACGGTGCTATTGGGGATGACCTGAAGAAGCAGATTCTTCCGCTTCCCGTAAAAGAGCCCTCCAATGTTCTCTTCCAATTGATGGGAACTTTGGTGACCTCCGGTAAGGAGCTTGCTTCTGTCGCAGAGATCTTCACAGGTAAGATGCCTGGACAGAATACCCCTGCAACTACGACCATGGCTACAGTCGAGCAGGGGATGAAAGTATTCACGGCTGTCTACAAGCGTATCTATAGAGCTTTGGCTCTAGAGTTCAAAAAGCTGTATGACCTAAACCGAATCTACGCCCAGCCTAATCAGTATCAGGCAATTGTAGATTCAGAGATTGGTCCCACAGACTTTGATAGTAAGTCTTACGACATCTGTCCGGGAGCTGATCCCAACGCCCTATCCCAGTCCGAGCGCCTTATGAAGGCACAAGGTCTGCTAGAGTTACTACCAATTGGCATTCTTGATCCTGTTAAGGTTATTAGTCGTGTGCTAGAGGCACAGGAACAACCTAACTGGCAAGAACTGTTGAAACAAGAAGTTCAACAGACAGGTCAATTTGAACCGCCACCCGATCCCAAAATGCAAGAAATGCAGATGAAGGGTCAGATGGAACAACAGAAAATTGGCATGCAAGCCCAAGCTCAACAACAGAAAATGGAACTTGAAGCTCGAGGTAAGCAAGTCGAAATGGCTATGAAGCAGCAATCACATGCACAAGATATGCAGAACAAAGCTCAACTAGCCCAACTAGATGCCGCAGAGAAACAACATATGCAGCGTATTTTCTCAGCGGAGGCGCAAGCAAAAGCCGTACAGGGACTGACTCAGAGTGAGCAGACTCACCAGCAAAAGATGCAACAAATGAAGGAGCAATCATCGCAACAAAAGAGCAATGGGTCCAGTGGAAAAACGCGGACTGCACCAAAGAAATAACCTCAGCATGGAAAGTACGTCAAGCTGACTTACTGGAAATTCTAGGAGTTTCTGCTGGTATAGATCCAGCACAAGACCGTTACTACGCAGGTTATATCGCCGCTATTAACGACTTCCTAAAGATGGAATTAATTGAAGAGGATAATCATAAGAATGATTAAAACCCCGTTACATCGTGTTACTGTTATTCCATTTGATGTGGATGAGTGGGATGATACTCGAAAGAAAGCTAAAGCCCTAGGCTTTGCTCTACCAGATGCAGATGCAAATGGTGTACGTGCAAAAGCCAGTGTGGATATGGGAACAGTCTTCCAGATTGGCCCAACAGCTTTTCGAGACTACGGAGAAATTGATATCAACGTCGGAGACACCGTCGCTTACGTCAAGAACTCTGGTAAATTCATCAAAGATCCATATGACCAGAAAGAGTATCTGGTTCTAAATGACGAAGATATCGTCATGATTTTCACAAAGGAATAATATGAACGAGAATACTGAACAACTACCAGAAGGTACTGCACAGCCCACAAGTGATCCATTTACTGATCGTGCAATGGAACTAGGCTGGCGTCCACAAGAAGAGTGGACCGGTGCTCCAGAGGACTTCATTGATGCTAAGGAATTTGTCCGGCGTCAACCTCTATTTGAAAAGATTGAACATCAGTCACGGGAAATGAAGGCACTACGCACTGCCTTTGATGCCTTTAAAACGCATCACTCAAAGGTCAAAGAGACAGAATATAATCGGGCTCTAGCAGCGCTAAAAACCGAAAAGCGTCGCGCACTATCAGAAGGTGAGACTGAGCGAGCACTGGTAATCGAAGATAAGATCGACGAAATCCAGGAGCAGAAGCAACAGTTTGAGTCTGAGGCTGCCTCTGTGGCAACACCTGAAGTTGCCCAACCCCGCCCCGAATTTACTCGGTGGCAGCAGGAAAATAGCTGGTACGGTAAAGACCGTGCTATGACTGCATATGCAGATAAGATTGGAGTGGAGTATGCTCAAAAGGGCTACACACCAGAGGAAGTTCTACGTAGCGTGACACAGGATGTCCGCTCAGAATTTGCTCACAAGTTAACCAATCCCAAGCGGGATAGAGCTGGTGCAGTTGAAAGTGGTTCCCGCGTGGGCCGCTCTTCAGAACCTGATTTCCAGCTTTCAGATGACGAGCGTCGCATCATGAATAAGTTAGTCTCCGCTGGGGGCCTAACTAAAGAAGAGTACATCAAAGAACTTAAGAGAGTCCGAGGTTAATCATGACTAGAGAAACCCTAGTAAAGAGCCCTATTCGTCCAAAGCGGACGCCCATCAACGGTCGCAATGTACTGACCGTGCAAGGGAAAGATCCCAATTACGTTTATCGTATTGTGAATGATGTGGGAGACCGCGTCGCAATGTTTAAAGAAGCCGGTTACGAGTTAGTCGAAGACAAAGACGTAAAAGTCGGAGATCGTCGAGTAAACTCCGCAACGGCTGAAGGCTCTAAAGCTCAAGTCTCTGTGGACAAGGAAGGCACCAAAGCTTTCGTTATGCGCATTCCTGCGGAATGGTATAAGGAAGATCAAGCTGCCAAACAAGCCCACGTGAACGAGCTAGAGCAATCTATCAAAAAGGAAGCTCTATCTAAAAATGATTTACCCAAAGGTACTTTCGAGATCACCCACGGTTAAACACGTTTTAGGAGAGCCTATTTTGGAGTAATATAAAATGGCATCTGTTCTAGCGGGCTTTCGCCCTGTTAAACATCTGAATGGCTCTCCATTCAACGGCCAAGTTAATCGTTATATGATCTCAGCATCTGATGCTCAAACGACTAACGTTGGTGATCTGGTTCAACTCTCTACTGATGCGGCTCTAGTCGATACGACTGGTGGTGTGTATCCTTGTGTTGAACGAATTGGTTCTGGCACTGCTGTGCCTATTCTTGGCGCTATTGTTGGGTTTGAAGTTGACTACTCAAACCTAAATGCAGGTAACGTCCGGACTGCATCTACTCGTCGTGTGGTTCTTGTATCAGATGCCCCTGATCTGATCTATGCCGCTCCCGAGGATGCCGTTGGTAGCGCTGTCGCAGCCGCCGCAGTCGGTCTTAACGTGGCTATTAACCTAGGCACTGCTAACACTGCTGCACCTTATGCTTCCGGCATGAGTGTTGACAGTTCAACTGTTGCTGCAACCGCTACGTTCCCTCTGCAGATTGTTGGTGTGGTTTCGTCTCCGGACAACCAGGTTCGTTTCGATAATGCTCTCGCCTCTGAGCTACTTGTGCGTATTAACACAAGTGCGTTTGGTGCTGCTGGCATTGCTGGTGTATAAGGAGTAGAGTATGTCTATTATCAATAGTTCAAGTTTTGCAAAGGCCCTATGGCCTGGTGTTAACAACTGGTATGGCAAGGCTTACGCCGAGTATCCAGTGGAATACACCAAACTGTTTACAACCCATAAGTCAACCCGTGCGTTTGAAGAAGACGTTGGTGTTTCAAGTTTCGGACTAGCGTCTGTTAAACCTGAAGGCGCACCAATTGTGTACGACTCAGAACGTCAGGCGTACATTACCCGCTACTCACACGTAGTCTACGCTCTAGGTTTCATGATCACTCGTGAAATCATGGACGATGACCTGTATGATGTAGTTGGTCAGCGTAAAGCCCAAGGTCTCGCATTCTCAATGCGTCAAACCAAGGAAATCATCGCTGCGAACGTGTACAACCGTGCTTTCAGCACCAGCTATCTAGGTGGTGACGGTAAGCAACTTCTGGCGACTGACCACCCGCTGTTTGCAGGTGGCACTTTCTCCAACAAACTGGCGACTGATGCCGACCTGAGTGAAGCTGCCCTTGAGCAGGCTCACATTGATATTGCTGGCTTTGTGAATGATCGGGGTCTCCTGATCTCTGTTCGTCCCGGTGCCCTCATTATCCCTCGTCAGCTAATGTTTGAGGCGAAGCGTATCCTGGCACCTACCGGTCGCCCTGGTACTGACACCAACGACGTTAACGCCATGAAGGCGCTGGGTCTGACTCCGGAAGTAATTGTTAACCACTATCTGACTGATGCGGATGCTTGGTTCCTGAAGACTGACGTACCTCACGGTATGAAGCACTTCGAGCGCCGTGCTGACAGCTTCGACATGGATAACGACTTTGATACCGAGAACGCTAAGTTCAAGGCCACTGCTCGTTACTCATTCGGCTGGACTGATCCTCGCGGTCTATTTGGTTCTCAAGGCGCTTAATCAGTTTAACGGGGTCATGGTAACGTGGCCCCATTTTTAAGGAGATTAAGCAATGTCTTACGCCAATCCAAACCTAAGTTATCCTAAGCGCCGTTCTACTATGCAACTGATTATTCCAGTTGCTCGTACAGACAGTGCTACCTCAAAAGCATGGCTACCAAAAGATGCCGTAATTACTGGGGTACACGTTCTACAGAACGTTAACGCTGCTACTGCTGTAGCCACATTTACTGTGGGCCTCGGCTCGGATGCTGACGGTATTCTTGAGTCATTTACTATGGCAACCTCAAAGGTTGGTTTAGTAAACGCAGGTGCGCAAGCCGGTGTTTCTGTGCTAGTGAAGCAGACGAGTGATCTACCTATCACTGTTACCTATGCTGTTGGCTCGTCCACGGCTGGTGGCACTGGTAACGTGATCATCGACTTCTTCGTTGCTGGCCCAGGCGAAGCTGTAGACGACTAATCCTACGGGATCAATGGGGGTGTAAAGCCCCCTCTTTATAACTAACCCTCAAGCGAAAGCCAATCTGAAAGGATTATTATGGGAGCACATGCAACTATTCATGGTAAGACCACCACGGAAACAAACGGTCAATCTGGCAAGTGGGTTCCAATTCAAACCAACGACGCCGGACAAATCTCCATTGCGGAACTAGCCGGAGAACTAGCTACATACAATCGTATGGCTGGTGGGAGTATTGTTCAATACCTAGACATCAGTGCTGACGGTGTAGCCGTAACAGGCCCATGTATTGTCTATGGCGTTAAATGTATTTCTGGAACTACTCCTACGTTTATTGGTTATGATAACGTAACCGCTTCTGGAACAGCAATGATTACTACAGGCACAGCCACAGCAGAGACCTTTTATCCACTACTGGGTCTAAATGCCGCAGGCAGCACTGGGGTTATCTGTAGTACCGGATTCTACGCCGACGTAGGTGGCACTTCACCGGTCTTCCGTCTTTTCTACGTATCGGCTGTATAATGCCAAGAGCCACTAGAGAAACAGTATTCCCACTACCTGTTAATCCAATTCAGTACAAAGTTAACTCTGGTACTTGGCAGGATGAAACAGCTCTAGCTGGGGGAAGCTATGTAGATGTGACTGACACTACTTTCTATAGCCGAGTGTTACGTCGTGTGGTGAGTTACTCAGTGGCTCTCCCAGCAGACTACAGTGGTAGTGGAATCAACTATCCTATCGTATGGCATTTCCATGGACAACAGACTTATCCTTCGGGACCAAACAATAGATACCTAGCTTCCTCATGGCCGGCTAGGTACGGTATCGCTGTGCGAGATACTCTAATTCGTCCGCACATTACCGTTTTTGTAAATGGCCTAAATTACAGTATGTATATGGATAACTACGACAAATCTGTTCGGTGGGAGACCATGTTCCTCACTGAACTTCTTCCCTTAGTCCACGCTACCTACCGCACTCTAGGCTCAGACCCACAACACAATGCCACTATGGGATTCTCTATGGGTGGCTTTGGTGCAATTCGTTATGCTTTGAAGCATAATGATAAGTTTGGTGGTTGCGCCGCGTATGGTCCTCCACTTTATGATGAAGTGTATGATTATGCCGGAGACACTGGTTTACATACTTGGGCTATTCCAACAATTTCACCAGACTCCACGTTTAACACAACTCAGATTGCGGAGTGGGCTTCCAAAATTCCACAAGCGTATCTTAAGAAAGATCTAAGTAATTTAAAACTAAGAATTGTGTACGGGGGTTCTGATAATTTACGAAACACCACAGGTGCTCCGTTTAAAGCCCGGTTAGACCTAGCTGGAATTCCTTACACTACTGTAACTGATCTTGCTGGCGTGAGCCACACAGCATCCGGTTATTGGACTAACGACGACACCAACTTAGCTTTTGCTTTTGTTGAGACTATCTTTGCAGGTGCTTAATGGATCCAACTTTACTCGCCGCTGGCGGCGTTATTATTAATCTTTTACTTGGTGGGGTACTCTGGTTTATGAAACAAACATATGCTGATTTAAAGGAGGCTGTCAAAGAG